ATGCTTCTAAATGTTTTCCGTGATTTGTAAGATATTTAATTCTGTTTAATATCTTTCTTTTGAAAGTTTTAGATGATTCCTCCATCTTCTTGATCTCCGATATACTCCAGTGACATCACGTCAATATCTTTAACATTGGGATTCATCCACTCTCTGAACTCACAGTGAATTGAATAAGCATCATCTATATCATCTTCACAGAGAGTATGAATTCTATCTATAACGTAATTATGTACTTGAATCAGGTTCTCTTTTAAAGTTACCATAGTCTTTACGCATATAGCGACCTAGAATGTTGCTATTATAGTATGCTGGCGAACCGTCGTCAAGTGACTCAGATAATACATTATTAAGAAACAATTGTTTTGTTTCTTCAAAGTTACAAGTTCCTTTTGTTGCGTGTAAACTTAGTATTTCTCTACTGAAGAACTCTTTACCATATTTCTTTATATCCTCCTTTAATTCTGGGCAAGATCCGTAATACCGCTTCCAATCACTCTCTTGTTTTACTTTTCGTTTCTTTCCTGGTGGTTTTCTAAAAGACCAAAAATACTTTCGCCCAATGTATTGTCGTTGGTTGGACTTATTGGTAATGAGATAAACAAAACCAAAGTTATCCCCAATATCATCACTATCAAATACTCGTTCCAAGTATAACCAAGGATTTTCATAACTCATACTAATGTATTATATGAGCTATTATTTATCTCTGAACCTAACAAAGCAACTCTACTCACGAATTGAGTTCTTGTCAAGCCCTTGATAAATAATCAATAAAGAGTTATACTGATGTCTGTTTACGTCAGAAATCTAACAATAAGTTCCCACGCAAATTTCTCAGAAAATCTTGAGCTGATTCAGACTGGTGGTGATCCAACAGATTTAACTGGATACACTGTAAACTCTCAAATGAGAAAGCATCCAGATAGTTCTAAATTTCACACCTTTGCGGTAGGTATTACTAGTGCTAAGGATGGAAAAATAACTTTATCTATGGGTAGCACAGCAACTGCTGAAATCAAACCAGGAAGATACTTATATGATATAGCGGCGATCAGAGAGAATGGAAATACATCAATTATTCTTGAAGGAACTGTGAACGTAAGAGCTGGATTTTCTACTAACTGTCCATAAAAATGTCACAAGAAGTCTTTATTGTAAATCTGGTTATGCATACCGGAACCGATTTTACACAAACATATGTGCTTGAAGACACAGCATCGAATTCCGAAAAAGAACTAGATGGATTTTCTGCCTGTGCTCAAATGAGAAGGTATGAAACCTCTAGTGTGGCGGCAATATTCAGCACAAATTTTAAGGATGGTGGTAGAATAGAGATGAGTATGGCAAGATCTGTCACCTCTACATTAAAACCAGGAAAGTATTTCTACGACTTAGTAATTAAGGACAGTAGTGATATTAAAACAAGAGTGGTTGAAGGAACCATTCACGTTAAAAAATCAATTACTAGATAATTAATTTTTACTTCTTATATTGTCGTAATATTTTTTACTTGATTTATATTTGTCGTAACCCCAGTTTCTTCTTGGTTTTACTACTGGTGTGGTTGGAGCATCAACTCCTGGATCTTTAGGTTGGTTACCATTAGTGGTTGAATCATTACCTGATCCTGTAATGTTGTCAAGCACTGTCTTTCCGCCAATAAGTGCTAATCCAGCACCAGTAGTAATAGCAGCACCTTTAACTAAAGGAGTATTTAATTTATTTTTTACATTTTTAGCAGCTTTAGTTACTTTCTTACCCGCAGGAGAATTTTTAATCTTTGATCCGAGACCTCTAATACCAGATCCCTGGTTCATACCTGGAATCGAAAGTTGTCTAGTACTTCCTCCACTACGAGAGAAAAGACCTTTTAGTTTGGTTGCTTGTTTAGCTAACCAACCACCAATAGCACCTAAACCAATTCTTTCACATATTATCAATAATTCTGGATTTCCAAGATCAACACTTTCTGTTAAAACTAAAGAACTGAGAATACCGTCTACTTGTTCTTCATCATCACAATTCCAAAATTCTAAAATTTCTTCAACACTATAATCATCCTTGAGCATAGCATCAGTGATGCTAAGGAAGTATTTTTCTTCGTCTGTATAATTGTAGTACATAGTTACCTCCTATTTCTGTTTTGGTTTTTTTCTAAGTCTCGATAGAACTTTATCTGCCAAAGAAGTTCCGGCAGTATATCCAGCGACTCCTCCACCAATCGTTCCAACAGGTCCAGCAAAACTACCAAGACTTGATCCTACAGCACCACCTAACCACCCAGCAGCGGTTCTAAACCCAGATTTGAGACCGGCTTTAAGTCTGCTATCTCCAGCTACTCTGTTTTTTCTATAATTTAAGAAAGCATCAAGACCAGTAGCAGCACCACCTGCCGCACGAACAACACCCCTACCAGCAGTGCCCAGAGCACTCTTGACCATCTTCTGAACAGACTTTTGAGTTACTGGTGCATTCGCAGTGGAAGCAGATGAAGTGGCAGATTTTAAAGCAGAGGCAGATGAAGTGGCAGCCTTTAAAGCAGCAGTTTTTCTAGCAGGAGATAATTTTAATGATGATTGTTTTGGAGGTATTGGTGATTTTACACCCGATTTCATCCTTTTTCTAGCGTTAGATACCAATCTAGGAGCTATTGTATCCGAAAGTTTTCCACTAGTATTAATCGTTATTTTTTTGTTTATTTTCCTAGGAGTCTTCGTAGGAGGTGCCTTGGGAGGTGCCATGACAGCAGTCTTGGGAGGTGCCATGACAGCAGTGCCACCACCAGATCCACCACCAGATCTACCAGTGCTTGCTCCACCACCCCCGGACGATGTTGATGGTGGTTTTGGTGGTTTTGGTGGAGTTAGTTTTGTTGGGCGATTCGCTGAAGGAGCATTATAAGCATTTTCCAATCCACGTCTTACAGACTCTAAACCTGCTTTAGTTCTCTGACCAGATGGAACAATATCCTTATAGCGACGAGTCATAGCCTTGTAGGTCCTTTTGACTTCCTTTCTTGCTGCTTTATCACCAGCAGCTGCTCTGCTTACAATATTATCAACAGATTTTGATGCTGCTTTTGGATCTGATACACCGCGCTTAGAAGGATCATAATTAGAATCACCATATCCTCTAGTTGCTCTTCTAGTAGTATAAGTTTGAATACCCTGAGCAGTTGGTGTTCCACTTTTACTAATATATCCTTTTGTTTGACCTAAACGGAACTGCTTTAATTGTGTTGAAGTAGGTTTAGTCTCTCTAGTGCCTATAAGACGTTGCTTAATTGCCTTAGAGACTTCAGATTGTTTTACAGGGGTTGGTTTTGCTACAGATGGTGGTTTAGGTGCTGGTGGTGTATCTTTGATATTTGCCTTCGCTGCAGTATAAGCACCACTTCTATCTCCAGGAAAAGATAAATTTCCAGATCTCAAAGATCCAGTGGGTTTTGCAGCCTGACCAGTAGCAGCACCGGAAATTCTGGTTGCTCTTCTACTTGTGCGACCTGTTAATCTATCTAAAAGATTACGACCATCACTTCTAGAAGATGTAGAAGGTTTATCTGCACCATCGGTCATAGCCTGATTCAGTGCTGCCGCTCTTTTCGATTCACCTTGACCTACACGGCTTCGTGTTCGTCTAGAAGACACAAATTTATCTACTTCTGCTTGCTTCTGTGGAGTTATTTTAGCAGTATCAGCTTGTGGTAAATCTGATAATGGTGTATTTGTACCTGTCCTAACTCTACCAGATTGTCTTGCCGCTGCAGCATCAGATTGATCAATTGGTGGACGATTTGATGTAGGTGTAGGAGTTGGTGTAGTTGCACTACTTCTTTTTCTTACACTTCTGCCTGTCCTAAAAATTCTGCTCCTTGTCCTTCTGTTTGTCCTTTTATCATCAGTGCTTAAAGAAGGCGGTCTTTCACCTGGTGTTGCATTTCTAAATGCTTCAATATCACCTGGAGTCATACCTCCAGGATTTCCTTTAGGAAGATCCCTCTTTGCTTCAGTGATATATTGTTTAAACGACTTCATCTGGCGGACATAACTTTCCTATAAGGATATTTATAAAAAAAGGGAGAGGACTTAATCCTCTCCCTTGAATGCTTCATAACCATTATAATCGCCAAACATATAGGAATCAGATAATGCTGCCTCCCTATATGCTTGTAGTGATTTTTCTACTAAATCAAAGTTGGAATCCTGAGAAGGTGTCTTTTTTGACATCTTGTTTGATTCCTCCAACGATGTAAGACTCAACCTCAGTCTCCTGAGGAGCGACTTGAAGACCCTTCGACGAAATCCAATGTTCCGTCCAGGGGAGTGGGTTATTCTTTGCGGGAATGTCATAGATAGGTTTCAGTCCAATTGCCTTCATTCTACGATTAGCAACCCATTCAACGTATTGTTGAAGAAGTTTATCATTTAGACCAATCATAGATCCATCTTTAAACAAATACTCTGCCCAAAGTTTTTCCTGATTAACACAGTTTTCAAAGGCATTGACCAACCATTGTTGCTCTTCTTTGAAAATTCGTGCCATCTCAGGATCATCACCTTGCTTCCACTTATTCAATATATTTTGAGTGATGGCAAGGTGTGTATTTTCATCTCTAGCAATTAATGAGATGATTTTTGCAGATCCCTCCATGAGTTTGAGTTCGCCAAACGCAAAACTGCAAGCGAAACTGACATAAAAGCGAATACCTTCAAGAATATTAACGTTTGCAATTGCTCTGAAGAGTTTGCGCTTGAGTTCATATCGGGATTCTAAGGCGTAAGGGACTTGTTCTAATGCGTGTTGCCATTCGTTAGAGTTGTCCCATTGATGGGCAGCATTCAGAAAATCATTATATGCTTGAGTAACACTGGTAGCACGCTCTACAATACGATCATCTGTCAGAATGTGATCAAACACATCTGAAGGATCGGCATATACATTTTTGATGATATGTGTATATGAACGACTGTGGATCATTTCCATGAATCCCCAGACTTCCATACATGCTTCTAATTCAGGTAATGAGCAGTAAGGGATAAAAGCCATCCCAGGACCGCGCCCTTGTACAGAATCCAGCATGATCTGGTATTTAAGATTGCTGGTAAAAATGTGCTTTTGCTCTGGGCGTAATGTCTGATAGTCACTGCGATCCTTTTGTAAGGAGACCTCTTCGGGTCTCCAGAAAAAACCTAATTGCTGTGTTGTTAATTTGTCGAAGACTGGATACTTGTAAGAGTCATACCTTTGAATTCCTAGTGGTTTACCGAAGAACATCGGTTGTTTTTTAGTGTCAACTGCTTCTGAGTTGAATACGGTCATGGAGTCAACCATTGGTTTCTCCTCTTTGTTCGTCTTAAATCTTACAAGACTCACACTCTTCCTCCTCTGATTGTTCTAGTTGAGCGATTAGATTATCAAGACTTTCTTTGGTATCTTCTACCTCATCAGTCTTGATGTCGTAGGTGTTTTGATAATATGAAGTCTTCCAACCAAGTTTATACGTGGTTAGAAGATCCTGTGCCATTACTGAGACTGGAACTTCATTGTCGGGATATTGTTCTGGATTGTAACTCCAGTTCCCACTGATTGCTTGATCAAAGAACTTCTGCATAACAGCAACAATATTGATGTAACCGTTATTAGACTCCATATCCCAGAGGAGCGTGTAATTGTTTTTAAGAGTTGCATATTGAGGAACAATTTGTTTGAGTGGTCCTTTTTTGCTTTTCTTAATGGACAAATACCCTCTAGGTGGTTCGATTCCATTTGTTGCGTTTGACACAACGGAACTGCTCTCTGATGGCATCTGAGCAGACAGTGTTGAGTTCCTAACTCCATAGGAGAGAACCTTAGTTCTAAGATCCTCCCAATCATAGTGAAGCTCATTCGGAACTATTTGATCTACATCATGTTTATATGTATCAATTGGAAGAATTCCGTTCGCATACTTAGTTCGGCTACTATACTCACAGGCACCTTTTTCTTTTGCCAAGTCTACTGTAGCAGAAATAAGATAATATTGGAACGCTTCAGTTAATTGGTGAACTAGTTTCCATGCCGTAGGATCGTTGTAATTAACGCCCTGCTTCGCCAGGAAGTGTGCTAAACCAATGTAACCGATTCCAAGTGAGCGGCGTGCTCTTGTGGCGATTTCTGCTGCTCTGATGGGGTAGTTTTGAAAATCAATAAGTTCATCAAGACTGCGAACAGCAAGATC